TACCACCCTTGATGGTCATCCATGTATGGCTTAAAAAAATCTAATTCTTCTTGTGTTAAAAAATTATCAATATATTGAAGATCTCCTTCAATTGTAATTAAATCAAGATTATATTCCACAATTATTCTCCTTTATTTATTGAATTGAGGCTATTAAAGAAACCCTAGGCTCATTTATTATAGATTGATGAATTATTCCTTTAGGCATATACAATACGTCACCAGCTTCTATTATAAAGGATTCATATGGTTCATTTTCTAAACTTAACGGCTGTTCAAATGGATATTCACTACTATCTTTATAAATTTTATACTCTACAGAGTTTATCCAGGTCCAAGAATATACTTCTGAATAATCTTTATGTATACTATTATTTTCTCCAGAGCCTAAAAAATCTATTAATATTTTAAAATTCATTTGATTAACGTGTTTTTTATCTAAAGAAAAAATATTGGACATTTCATCACACTCTGGTAAATTTATAAACCATGCCTGTAAATCAAGTGCTCCATATTTAAATAAAGGAACAGTTTGATTTTTTTTATTTTTTAAAAATTCATCATGATTTATCCACTCACCATAATTTGGAATTTCATTAAATTTTTTATCTAAATATTTCATAACATAGTTCCAGTCTGGTGTATCTTTTAATATACCTTTAAATAAAACTGGTTTATTTATATTTTTAGCATTATTAATTTCTGATTTTATTTGTAAATTATTCAATTATTATTTCCTATCGTTCCAAATATTCCTCTAAGTCTTCTTTGATCTTTATTAAATCCTCCATTAACCGCATGAGCTAATTTAAATAAATCTGGCACCAATAAGTCCCCCTGTTGCCATATGTGTTCAAGTTTTATATCGCTGTCTAACCAAACTTTAGTAAATATTTCATCGTGCAATAAATTAAATTTATCTTTATCTAACTCAGTCGGAGGCATTCCGTTAATAGAATGAAGATTTACTTTTTCACCTCTACCATAAAATGTTCTAATAGTTTTATCATTTGTAATCCAATGATTTAATACTAATTTATAAATTGTATCTTCACTATTTTTATTTTCATTTTCTGATTGCCAATAGTTTTTTATTGAAACAGTACATGAATTTAAAAATTCTTGATCTGTTGTTGTGAATGAGTTATATATTTTTGACATATCTATAAAATATGTTTTACCAGTGTCTGGTTCACAATTAAACAATTCCATGTTCCACATACCGCTTACATATATATTTTCATTATCTTCTACATGTTCTTGATGCCAACCAAGTATAATTTCATTTTTATTATTTATATTTTTTTCAGTTATATGCTTATGATGATCTTCTACATACTCTGAAGGTTTAGTATCCTGTGAATTTGGATACCAATTTAAATTATCCCCAAACAAATGCATTATTTTTGTTTGAGTTTCAAAATCTACATTTGCATTTCTAAATGCAATTATTTGTTCATTTAAAAAAATATCCTTGTAAATATTAAAATTATTTTTTAACTCATCATATCCAGGAAACTCTATAGTTTTTATTGTATTCATTATTATTTATTAACTGGCCTATAGGAAGTTGCAGAAGTCTTTGGCATAATTTGTCCTTTAGCCCACTCTTCTCGTAATTTTTCTCTTAAAGGATTACTATCTTCTTTTATTTTTTTTAAATCAACATCGTATACGCTATCTGCGTAGTCATATGATCCCATCATTGTGTATCTAGTACCAGATGTTACTTCAGTAACTGCATGTACATTTTTAATCCCTACATCAAAAACAATGACTGATCCAATTTCTGGTTTAAAAGCAAGCTTATGATCTCTAAAAGTTAAAAGTCCTCCTTCAAAGTCATCATTTAAATATATCATTGTAACTAATTTATTTTCCTGCCAAGCATTAGGAGTGCCATCAAGTTCAGTATTATCTGAATGATCCGCTGCAAATGCTCCTGGCTCCCACCTATGCGAACTCAAACTTATTTGTTTTAATTTTCTATTAAATACTTTTTCTGCTAATTCCTGTGAAGCTAATTGAAATTTTCTTAAAGATTGTCCACCCTCTGGAGTATGTGGTTTTTTACCAGCTATAGTATACATATTGTAAAAGCAAGACAGCATCCAGTCATCAAGTTCTTTCCAATAAGAAATTATATAGTTGCACTCTTCTTTTGTAAAAACATTTTTATATTCAACAATGTCAGATTTATGTATAATTTCTGTCATATTTGAGGGGTAAGTTATTTTTTCCATAATGTCTATTATACCATCCTATCCCAAATAACGTAAGTGGATTCAGTTTTTCTTTTATTATATAGGTCTATAGATAATTTTTTATTTGTTCCTTGATAGCGCTCTCCAGTTTCCATATCTACTAGCATCCATTTTGCAGGACATTTTGTATAGACTGTAATTGTAACTGGATTTTCCAACTCCTCAACTTTATCACCATTTAATAACTTTCTATGTTTCATTAATTTAGCCAACTAACTATAGAATATCTAGTTCCATTTTTTATTGGTTTTACTGAATGATTGTATACGTACGTTGATGGGAAAACAAGAAATTCATTTGCCTTTGGCTTATATTCAATATTAAATCTTGGAAAACAAATTTCTCCACCCTCATAATCATCATTTATATACCAAACTGTAGATATAGTTCTTGGTTCAAATATATTATGGTCAATATGATCTGAAAACTGAGATCCTTTGGAATATTTTAAAATAGAATATCCTCTGTGTTCTGGAACTACAACATTATAATAATTTTGATAATCTAATTCTAATGGTGCAGAAAACTCTGTCACTTTATCTCTTACATAAGATTCCAGCATATGTTTTTGAGAGAATATATCATTATTTATTTTATTGTACTCAACAAAGTATGTTTTTGAGCTTCTGCTTTGATCAATTGTTGATTCTCCATCTTTATAAACATATGAATCGGCCCAAAAAATTTCTGGATTATTAAGGTCCATAAAATGTTCTATGGCTGGAATGAACTGTTCATGGGTTTTCATAACATTTGAATATACCATAATACCTGGAGCTATTTCCTTTTTATTTATCATTAAACCACCAATGATCTGACTCAGCAAAATGAAAAAATATCATTGCTACTTTTTGATTTTCTGGATTTGGAAAACTTTCTCTCCAATGCATTTGATCTTCTCCGCAATAAGCTATTGCTTCGTTCGGATACAGAGTATAAGATTGGTTTTCTATCCATAGGTCCCAGGGTTCGGTTTGATATACACACATATCTATTGTATATGTGCAAGCATTTTTATCTTTATGTTTAAATAAACTAGCATTGTTTTCATAATGAACAAATAAAGAATATGTAGGGAGTATATTTTGATTACTAAATATATTTTTAGCAATAGGTAAAATTTTGTTAGACCACTCTTTTAAAATTGGTCTTCCAACCATGTCTATAGAATATCTGGAAAACTCTTTTTCTATTGGAAATGTATTATAGTCAGTAAATGAATTAGATATGATATCAAAGTCTTCTTTATTAAATAAATTTTTTATAATTTTTGGTTTAAAAGATTGTAAATCATAATTCATTAAATAATTCCTATGTTTTCAAATCGATCAATTTGATCATCTATGTCATTTAAAATATCAATATCCAGATCTGACGAACTGGATATTGACTTTGTGCACATAAACTATACTTTCTTTGGCCTACCTGTTTTTTTAGGACCCATATTTGTTTCTCTACGGATGCCATGTTTATTACGATCAACTCTTGTCATTGATCTTTGATTTGCAATTCCAGATCTAAACTTACCTTGATTTGGATTTTTACGAGTAGCTTCTTGAGAAGTTACTGCACCAGATGGCTCATTATTTGGTGGAGTTTGCATTCCAGTTCCGTTATCACTCATTGATGAATGAAGTTCTTTGTTGTGGAGTTGCTGTCATGTTTAATGTTAAACCAGCTTCTCCGTCTCTTGTTACATCTAACATAGGAGCAGAAACAATTCCTGTTTCGCTACCTACTGATTCGCAGCCACATTCGTAACACATAAATTACTTAGGGCCTTGTGCTTGTGCTTGATTTGAAACATCTGTTGATGGGAATGCTGCCTTTGGTGCTTCTGTGTATGACTCTGTTGGCCATGGTGAAGATCCTGCTGGCTTAGTCTCGTTAAAGCCTGTTAAATTTTTTCCGTCTGACATTTTATATCTCCTATAGGTTGTATTTAGATGGGTCTAGAAGTCCATCTATGAATATATTATAGCATTTAAGAAATTACTACCCCAAAACGGTGTCTAAGCCACGATATTCTGAGGGCCAGAAGAAAGAAACTATAACATTTCTTTGACCTTCAGTTACTTTAGATACCCTATGTGGTAAATCATGGGATCCCTGAAAAAAAATAAATGTTCGAGGATTTGGCTTAATGTAAAAATTTTCTTCTGGAAATTCTAATATACCGCCTTCGTATCCATCATTTAAATAAAGAAGCCCAGACCAATCGTCTTTTGAATTTTTTCTAATACTTTCTATATTATCAATTTCATGATAATTATCAGTATGTAAATCATTTTCTGATCCTTTTAACATTAGGCTATAAAACATAGTTTTTATATCCATTTGTTTATTTGTAAAATTAGATATAGTATTAGACATTGAGCTACAAACCATGGTTAATAAATCGACTGCTAAGTCATGCTGATTTTCATTTTTGTATTTTATTATAGGATTACCACATTGATACGTATAGCCATCTTCAGGTTTTAATGATGGACCACCTTTAATTTGAAAATTAGGTGTATCTGATAAATCTTTATTAAATACCTCTGTAATAAGATTTGCACTACTAGTAGATATATAATTTTCAATTATATAAATTTTATTGTTTATATTTTTTATCAATTCCTATATTTTCCGTAGCATTCTTTACATACCCAGGAGTAAACATTTAAATCTTTAATAATTTTTGTTGCTTTATTTTCACAATTGTCTTTTTCACACATGCTATGAATTAATGGATTTTCTGACTTTATTACTGAACTCACTTTACCTTTTTCCCAAATTTATCCCATGCTCTTTCATGTAGAAAGAATCCTAGCATTTCGCATAGTGTATAAATTATTGCAAATGCTCCAGCATATTCCCAATGTGCCTCACCAGTAATAGCTTTTTCAAATAAATATACTAATGTGCCAACGAATAAAATATGTACTGCTGGCCATGTTAGTGCTTTATATAAACTTCTTTTTTTGCTATCCATTGTTTCCTCTACTTAATTTATTATATATGTAATTAATTACTTCATTAGGCTTCCACTCATATGGTAACTCTAAATATTTAATTTCTTTTAATATATTCTCTCTTATTTGATCTTCTATATAATCCACATATATATTCTATCATTTAAATAAAAAAAGGGCAAGGTTTCCCCTGCCCTTTATTTAAAGAATTTACTTCTTTAAAGCAACCTTCTTTTTAGGAAATGCCTTATTCCAGGCTGTAGCTAATTTATTGTAATCAGCCTTTTCCTTAATAATTGCTGCATCGGCAATTACTTTTGCTGCTGCTGCAGCATCTGCTGCAATTTTATTAGCAGCAACTGTTGAATTAGCATCTGCCAATTGCTTAGACAAAGAATTAATTTGTGCTTGCAACTGTGCAATTGTTCCATTCAAATCAGTTACTGTAAATGATGCTACAACTGCCTTTACTGGAACATTTAATCCAGTTACTGCTGTTGCTGAAGAGGCACCAGTTACTGCAATAGTTACTGTTCCAACTGTTGCTACTGCCAAGCTTTCTTTCTTTGATCCTAGAACTAATGTAGAGTCTGCTGCAACTTGTGCTGCTGTAGACGTCACAATTTGTTTTGAAATTGAGCCATCTGCCCATACTCCACCAATTAATGTTGCAGTTACTGTGTCAGATACTGGGTTTCCAAATACATCTGACGTGCTAACTGTAATTTGAGGAATTGTTCCTACTGCTACTGCAGTTGGTACGGATACTCCAACATTTGATACAGAACCAGCAATTCCCTTAATGAAAACAACTGTTGAGTATGATCCATTTACAATTGTAACTGAACCTGTCGATGTGGATGTAGTAAATGCATACACAGTTACTGCAGCACCTGTAGAGGTTACTGAGTATGATGTTGCACCTGCAGAAGAGTTAACTACTGCATTTGTTGCACTAAGTGCTGTGACTAGCTTAACTCCACCTGTTGCGGTGAATGAAACTACAGTTCCAGTGTCTGCTGTCGCTGCTAAAGCAACTGCATCTGCTGAATCTACTGTGTTGTCGGCTGGAACGTTCGCAGTCGCAGGCGCTGTAGATGTTGTAGCATTTGCTGAACCAGCAACGGTTACCACAAGTGGTGCTGCTGATGCATTAATTGATTGAATGCCTAGTAATGCTAGGGCTGCAGCCGAAGCAACGGCAATCTTTTTTAATGACTTCATATTTTTTATTTCTCCTTTATATCCATTTTTTTACAAAATGGAATTCTGTTTTTGGGTGTACTCCCATATATATAGACGTTTAACTTGTCTAGTTGTCGCTTTTATTGATCCCAAAGTTTTATGTGAAAACTACAGGGATCTCCACCGTCTTCCCAATCTTGCATTTCTTCATCAGTTAATGGAGGACCCTCATGAGTATCACAAAATACTTCAGATACCCAATTTTTTTCTCGACCATATTCGTACCAAGATTGAACATCTAAGAATTCTATAGCCATTGCTTTAGCTCCTCAACCATTTGATGTTTTGGTTTTGCACCAATAATTCTTTTTACTGGTTTTCCTTTTTCAAATATTATTGTTGTTGGAACTGATGAAACATCATATTTGTAAGCAGTGTTTGGATTTTCATCTATGTCTAATTTTGCAATCCATACATTATTTTCTTTAGATATTTCATCTAAAATTGGAGAAAACATTTTGCATGGTCTGCACCATGTAGCCCAAAAATCTACTACTAAAACATTATGTAAAGACAATAATTTATCAAAATTTAACTCATTTGCCTCTAGCATTATTTGTTTTTTAATTCCTCCGCTGCAGAATTAAACTTGTTCATAAATGTTTGTATTACAAAAAATGTAGTCTCTCCAGCATTTTTAGCCATAGCCTGAGAGGCCTCTTCGTTTTTTTCTGTCTCTGGTACAGAGTTGTACCACTTTTGGTACAACTCTGCAGAAACCTCTTTAATAATTTCTTCTAATACGGTAATATTAGCCATTTATTTTTTTAGCCCATTCTAATTTAATAGCAGCAAGCTTATCAGCAGCAGCCTTAACCTCTGCTTGATATTGAGCCTCAGCAGCAGCAATTGCTTTATTTGCTTCAGCTATTATAGCAGCTTTTTTCTCCGCAGCAATCTGCTCTGCAGTTTTTGTTACAGGAGCTGGTATTGTTGTTACGGTACTTGTTGCTGGCACTTGAGCCTCAATTGGAGTTTGAGATGACGGTATAAGTTTACCATATTGACCTCTTGCACCTTTAATTGGTTTAGAGATAGCATTTAATTTATTAATAACTTCATCATATGACTTTAACTGTGACTTCATATTAATCCACATTGCAGCAGCAACTTGTGTAGAGATAGAAGATCCTGTAGCATATTTTATTGATCCTCCTGGATTGACAACTTGCATATTACCTATAGCATAAAAATCTAATCTATCTTTATCAAAATTAGAATAATTATCTATTTGTTCATATTGATCGGCCATACCAATTGATATTGAATCATTAATGCACGCTGGCCAAGATAATCTAAAAAGATCTCTCATGTTTCCTGCTGCAAAAAATACAGGAGTACCAGAAGATACAAGAGAAGAAATTACTCCACGCAACATTGTGCTTGCTGGACAATAGTCTGTTAAAGTAGTTAGTATATTGTGATTTGCCTGAGACATAGCAACTGCTTGAATATTAAATTTAGATTGATTATCTAATACCCATTTAAGCGCTAAAGATACACCAGTTTCACCAGTAGATTGTCTTGCACCAGAAGGAGTATTTCCAATAATTCTAATAAAAACAATTTTAATATTCGGATTAGTTCTAACAGCAACAGATGCCATTTGAGTTCCGTGATCAAACCCATTTTTAGAAATTATATTTGAAGGAAGAACTGCAGAACCTGTTCCTTCCATATACTTTTGTCCATTTGGACATGAGGCCCATTCTAATACACAAACCTCATATACAATTTTATCTTTAAAAATTGGTAATGAAGTATCTAATGCTGTGTCTAAAATAGCTACTGTAGGGGCTTGTTGTTCCGCCTTAGCCTCTACAGCAAGAAATAAAGTAGATAGTAGTGATATTACTGATACTGCACTTATTAGTTTTTTATTCATAGGTACATTCTACTAAAATGTACCCAAATATGTCAAGGGTTTTTGTCTATGCGCCTTTGATACCATTTACCAGCGTCTAATTGAGGTTGTGGTAAGTTATTTGCCTCTAACAATGTAGCAAGCATATTATTTAATAAATCTAATTCAAATTCAAGTCTAACAATCTGCATCTCTAGCAGTCTTAATCTTTCTGACTTTCTCATTTTTACCTATCTGTTGGGGTGGGAGCAGTTGCCAAACTACCACAATTTGCACATTCCATGTCTAAAAAATAAGTTGCAATGTCAAAATCTTCAAAAATTACTTTTAGATTCCAAATAAAACAACCACAAGGACAAACATGGGTTGGGGTTCCTCTTAAATCCATAGCCATATTATAATTTTCTGGCTTTAGATTATTTATATCCATATAATTAATTATACTCTAGACTTCTATGATTGTAAAGGGTGGTCTAACTGACATGTTGAATTTTGCAGCAGCCTCTAGGGCCATTCTAACACGTTTACGGGGGGTCTTAATAGATGTAGTAGAGAACAAAGATCCTAGCGCTAACTCTTGTCCAGCACCCTCTGCCATATATTGAATGTCTGCTTCTCCTATATGGAAGTCACTATCCATGGTAAATATTCTTCCAGTAGCTTGAACTGCTATTAAGAATACTCCGCCTTCATCGCCATCTTCTGTAGAGCCTGCGGTTTGATTTCCATACCCTTGTTCTTTAAATGCTTCTTTGATTGATTCAACAAATTTAGTACGCATAAATTTATCTAAATTTTTGAAACCTGCTGTTGGTTTATAAATTGGTGGAGTCCAATTATATTGAAGTATTTGTCCCATTCTAAAACTATCAACAAATGCTATTCCAAATTGCCCCACTCTAAAAACTTTTGGGTCTACTCTGGAAAATATTAATCCAGTTTTATCGTCGGATGCAGCAGAATCTCCTCCTAGGAGGACTTTATTTTCATGAATAAGGGCTACCACTGCAGTCATAAAGACTAGTATACTAAATTAAAAATTATCTGTCCAAAACCTCGTTTGTTTCTATTTCTGAGAGGCTTCTGAGGGCATCTTCGAGCTCAGATTTAATTAAAATTAATTCTTGAATGGCTTCGTAATATTTGTCTTTCCATTCAGTTAATTCTTTTTCTATTTGATACAATTCAATTTTAAGATCTTTTACTTCTAATTTTAATTGATCTTGCTCACGCTCTTTTTGTCTATTTTTTTCTTTTTTACTTTCGTTCAGACCAGCAATAATTGCCGTCCCCATGCCAGACAATATCGCAGCAGATATTGCAATAATTATAGAGTTCAGATCTAGATTCATTATATATCATATTATACAGCAAATGTTTGCTAAATTAATAATTCAGAAGCAGAGATTTCATCTCCAACATATTTCTTTTTTAAAACAAATTCTCTAACACTTTCTGGACCACTTTGTCTGCCAGTAATAACAATTAGCCATCTTGGTTCAAATTTTGATTCTATACATCCTTCACACATAAATAAATTAATTGGAAGTAATGTAGACTTTTTAAGGTTTAGTTTATTTTTAGTTTTATTGCAAGAATAACAAAGAACTTTATCCATTATATTCCTCTTCTACATGTGTAAACACAAGTTCATCCATAATTGAAAAATCTGAATTGTCTACCAACTCTTCGTACTCCATTTCATCCTTTTTATATTTTACTATAGAAGCAAACGCTCCAAGTTTTTCTGTAGATCCGTACACTCCTAGATCATGAATAAATACAATTAGTACTCTATCGTAATATTCTTTCACTAGGAACTCCTTCCAGCTCACATCTTACGCCATATGACTCAAGTAATTTTTTTACTTTTAATACATAGTCTATGACCATTTCTTTTTTAACGCCTTCAAACTGTATAAAGTTATCTTCATATAATCTTATTGCTAAAAATTCTGGATATTTTACTATATCCATCTGTAAGTTGTTAACTGGCTTTGTAATTCCTCTTATTGCTTTTGACATTTCTGGTGTATAAAATACTGGCTTGTTTGGTTCGCCAGTCCATTGATTAATTCCATGTTTAAAATGATTTTTGTTTTTATCAATAAACATTTTTCTTTTTCAATCTTTTCCATGTGTCACTTGTTTTATGTAAATTTCTAGTTTTATCAATTGTCCCAGAGTTTAAATAAACTCCGCCCCATACGCCATACTCATTGTTATCTGATCCAGATTTATAGCACATTGCTATAACAGGACATGCTAAACATGCTTCATCAATATTTTTTGCAATTTTAGAATCGTTTTCATATTTATCATAAAATAAATTGGTGTCCATGCCTCTGCAAACTGCAAGGTGCCACCAGTCTAAATCGTCTTTATCTACCCCTAGATCATTTAAAATATTTGACATATTGTTTAGGTAGAACCCACATTCCTTTATTGTTTACAGATACTTTATCTGCTATTCCCCAGTGTTTATTAAATAATCCATTTATATTAAAAAATCCGTTATGATTCTTTTTCCAAATAATTAAATCGTAATTATTCCAATATGCTTTATTTATAATTGTGTTGTATCTATTAATAAATACGTCAACACCAGTTTCATTTAAATGAATCATATTTCCTTACAAATAAAGGGCAAATCCCTATATACTATTATACAGGGATTCTTAAAGCCTTGTCAACTGATTTTATTACTTATTTTTTGGTATTAATTTTTGAGGGCCTTCTGTACCAAATAAGGATTTTTTAATTGGAACACAATTAGGTACTTGTCGACCATTTTTATTTTTCATTCCTACTTGCTTATATCCTGACCAGCATGCTTTTTGTAAATTATCCCATTTATCTTCTTCTTCATTATCTGACTCATAATCCTCGTCCTCTTCATCTTCTTCATTTTCTGGCTTAGGATCTACAGATTTTACTAAAGTATCTTCTGGAATTTCAATAACTGTATCTATTGGATTAATTGCATCTTCTAGCATATCTTTAATTTCTTCTATTACTTCTTGTACCTCTATTGATTTTTTCATATTTTTCTCCCTATTAACTATTTTACGGGACCAAGAGAATCCTGCATCTCCACCCCACGCTAACCACATAATTTTACCATTAGATGGGTTTTCAGCATTATTAAAATCTTTACCTTTTTTATCAACTTCATGACGTGAAAAAAATGAATACATACGCTTAACTGTAGAAAGACTTAATGTTTCTCCACGAGCTAATTGTCCTGCACGAGTCCAGCCTACTGCTGTTCCAGCACCCTTTGCTTTACCCTGCTCTTTTAATTTAATAGCACGACGGGCTGCTGATTGCATTCCTGACGTTGGTTTGTATCCTTCTTT